GAACATTACTCTAGGAACAGGTCTTGCTAACGACGCAGATTCTATCCGCATCAAAGATATGGATGAGGTTGATATGAGCGGAAACGTTTTATACAAGTCTGTATTCGGTGGAGCTGTAGGATATTCTTACGGAGCTGAGATTGTACACTTACTTACAACTGTAGCATAATCCAAACAATTAAATGGGGAGGATTAACTTTCTCCCCTTATTTTTAACTTAATACAATACAGAAAAATGGCTTGTGATATCAATATCGGAAGAGTTCAGCCTTGCAAAGATGGCTTAGGTGGACAATCTACTCTGTATCTATATAATGGACTAGAAGACGCTTTCACTATCCTTAACGGAGAAGCTACAGCAGTTAATTCTAACCTTGATGAGGTTTATGCTTTCCCTTTAGAAGGAGACGGAAACACTCTTGAGCAGTCTATGGTAGGAGACAGAAACACAGGGAGTAAAGTCAATACTCAAACACTAACAGTAGTGTTGAAAAAAATGGACGCAGCTACAAATGCACAATTTAACTTGCTTACAGCAGGTTACCCACAAGCTGTTGTAGTTGACAGAAACGGAAACTTTATAGCTTTAGGCTTGGATGATGGTATCGACTTCACAGTTGTAGCATCGACTGGTGGAGCTAAAACGGATATGAATGGATACACATTGACAGGAGTATCCACATGCAGGGACTTAGCACCTTTCTTAGATGCTTCAACCCAAACAGCTTTCTTAGCTTTAGAAGTATAATAAATTTAGTTTAGTTTTTTTTTGGTTTAGTTAACCCTTGCAGAGATGCAGGGGTTTTCTTTTTAGTGACAAAAACTACAATATCTCGTTATATAAATATATGATAATTAATCCAGATAACGCAACACACACCTTAAGAGTAATACCTAGGTATAACCCTACAGGTAGTTTATTGCTTACAATCAAAGATACCACCAGAGATATAGTTGAAACTGTGGCTTTAAGCTCTTATGCTTTCACTACTACGGGTGGTATTGAGTTTGATTTTGATTTTACTGCTACTAGCGAGACTAGATACCAGTTAACCATAACCGAAGGTACAGAGATTGTGTACAGAGGAATAGCAATAGCTACTACTCAAGATACACAAGAGTACAAACTAACTAATGATAAATACTATTTTTAATGGATATAAAACTAATAACATTATCTAATTACGTTAGACCTGCTGTAGAAGAGCATAAGTCTAGGAATTGGGTATTAAATGGAGCTTTAAACTCTTTCTATCAGTATATAATTGACAGGAATAATGGCTCTCCGACAAACGCTAGTATCAACAGAAGCTACGCAACCCTGACCTACGGGAAAGGCTTAGGATTCTCTAATGTAATCAACGACAAAGTTGTCAATGATTGGGCAAACTTGCACACGATTTTAAGACCTCGTGAACTACGCAAGATGGTAGCTGACTATCAAGTATTCGGAGAGTTCTCATTCCAAGTGATTGAGAATAGAGATGGCTCATTGAATAGTTTAACGCATTTACCAAAGCAAATGGTAGTTCCTGCAATCGCTGAGATGGACGGAAGCATTAAGAGCTATTGGTATTCTAGAGATTGGACAGACATCAAGAAAGAAGAGAATGAGCCTGTTAGCTTTAAAGCTTTTGGAGATGGTAAGGCAGGTACTTCTATCTATTGTGCAAAGCCTTACAGCATTGGAGATGAGTACTTCGGTACACCAGACTATGCATCGGGGCTTCAGTACTGCGAGATGGAAGAAGAAATTTCAAACATGAATATCTCATCTATCAAGAATGGATTATCTGCAGGATACATCATAAACATTCCTAATGGAGACAACTACACAGATGATGAGAAGAGAGACTTTGAAAGACAGGTAAAAAAGAAGCTTACATCTAGCAGCAATGCATCTAACTTCATTATCAGCTTTAATGGTCAAGACGTAGAGATATCAGTAACTCCATTCCCTGTGAACACATCAGTGCACAAGCAATGGGAATTCTTAACTTCTGAAGCTAAGAATCAGATAATGACATCACACAGAGTAATATCTCCTTCATTAGTAGGGTTGGATAGTGCTACAGGATTTAGTTCACAAGCTGAGATGATTGACGTATCTGAGAAGCAATTGATTAAGAGAGTTATTGCTCCTAAGCAAGACTTCATACTAGAATGTTTAGAAGAGGTGCTTGTTCAGTACGGAATAAACTTAGACCTTATATTCAAGCCTTTGACACAAGAGGAAGAGGTTGAAGCTGTTGAAAAAAAAAGTGATAGCGACAACGTTGAAATGAGTAAGCAGTGTGGATGCAGTGTAGAACTTAGTGATGACATGGAGTCAATACTTGAGATGTATGCACAAGACCCGCCTGAAGGATACGACCTAGGAACAGAAGAGGAGTACAACTTGCAGATGTCAGCTAATCAAACTAGCGAGCAAGATACAAAGCTGTGGAAGACTCGCTACGCTTTCACGAAAGGAACTAGCAAGACACCAAAAGGAAAGTCTAGAGCATTTTGTAATAAGATGATGGCTTTAACAGATAGCGGAAAGGTATTCAGAAAAGAAGATATTGACTTAATGAGTTCACAAGGTGTGAATGGTCAGTTTGCTCACGAAGGTGGCAAGTACGATATTTTCAAGTATGGTGGAGGAGTTAACTGCTACCATAGATGGGAGAGAAGAGTATACAAGAAGAGATTAAATGCAGATGGAACACCTAAGAAGGGTGGAGCAATGCAACAAACAGACTTCGTAAATGTTAACGAAGCTAAGAGACAAGGATACAAACCTGTAAAGAATGACAGTGATGTAGCCAAGGCAGAAATTGATAAACCTAACAGAGGAAGCTTAAAATAATATGGAATTTTTATTTATAACACCACAGGAATTAAAGAGCACCACTATACTAGGTGGTAATGTTGATAAGGATAAGTTCTTATTCTCAATAGCAAATACTCAAATCATAACTATTCAAGCCTTATTAGGAACTGAATTATATGATGTAATACTAGAAGGAGCAGAGAACAATACTCTTACTGGAGATTACTTAGAGATGTATGACAAATACGTTAAGCCTATCACAAAGAATCAAGCTTTATCTGAGTACATTAAGATATCATCTTATATGGTAACTAACGGAGGAGCCTATAAGCATGTAGCAGAGAATGCTGAGCTTATGACTGAGGAGGATATAATGCGATTATCTGACACTTATTCAGGCATAGCAGACACATACATCAGAAGATTCTATAAGTGGCTTAATAAGCATTCTATTGCTGAATACAAGACGTATCAAGATGAGGTTAATGCTTCTAAGAATATGAAGAGCAGAAGTGGATGGTTTTTCAACGAATCTTCTAACCAAGTTGAGGATATGAGACGCATGAATGGATATGATGATGATTGTCTTCCTCACTACCATAACAGATAGATATGAGTAAGTACGATTTAACAGAAGGAATAGCAAAGCGACAGAACAATAGACAGGGTGGTTTAAAGAAGATATACCTCACTGAGTATGTTGACTACTCAAGAAGCGATATAACACTCTCTAACGAGCGTATAACGTCTATGCCTACAGCCACTATATATGAGTACGATGTACACGGAGCTTCTTTTGAAGAAACACAGAGCAGAGAGGCGGGAGGAGAAGTGTACTCACAGAAACTATCTGTAGTTATACAAGGAACACAGAATTCCTCAGAGCTTTGGAAACTAACTAAGAAACCACATCATTGCATAGTTGTAGATGAGCAAGGAAACGGGAGATTTTTAGGTCTAAGGAATGGAGTTGAAGCTATAGTAAGCGATAAAACAGGAGCAAATAAGTCAGATTTAAATGGATATACTATAGAGATTGACGGAAAAGAAGATAATCAAGCTTATTTTATAGCTAATTTACAGAGCAAATTCACAATAATACAGGGTACTTCAGAGCCTTGCTTATAAATAATAATAATAATAACTTTAATAATTAAATAAAATGAAAATTTACGAGGATTCAGTAACAAAAGAACTAGTGATACTTAACGGAATCGAGTACAGATACCCTGCATATTGCGAAATTCAGAGACAAAAACAAGGAGACTTCCTAATAATTAAGACTGTTTCAGGTGCATCTATTCTAGATAAGACCTTATTCTCAGACTTACAAGATGAGGCTGGAGTAGCTTACGCTAGTTTCGCAGCTTTGAAGACTGCATTGGACGGATACTTTGATTCAACTATCTAATGAGTAGGCGAAGAGTTATGATGATGCTACAGAGTGCACAGGATATTGTGTCTCGCTTCATCGACAGAGTAGCTCTTGACGGAGGTACTCTCGATAATCAAGTAGGCTTGTCAAGTGTTGATGAAAACTCTTCACTATCAATACTACCTAACGCCTATAAAGATGGCGTCATCTATAGTGTAATACCTGAAGATGGCACAGGAGACTTTGACGTAGTAAGAGGGTCTAATGCAACTAGAGTGAATGCAAGCGGTATTATAGAAGCTATAACAGGCGTGAACACTCCTAGAATAGACTATACAAGCGGCAGCCCTTTATTATTAGTAGAGCCTCAGAGTACAAATAGGTTAACCTATAGCGAAGACTTTTCCAATGCTTACTGGACTAAGTCAAATAGTCCTACAATAAACAACAATATATCTTCTCCCGATGGAGGTAATAATGCATACGAAATCGAGTCTTCAAGTGCTTCGTCAAGAATTCAACGCAACCTAAGTACGTTACCTGCGGGAACTTATACTCAGTCTATATTTGTTAAGTATGGTGGCGGAGATGTTAGAATGAATTTTAAGAATAACAAATTCGGAGGCAATCAGCACATACTAATAACCTCGAGTGGCGTAGTTCAAGAGACACCTACTTCTAGCGTATCAATACAAGAGTATTCGGGTGATTGGCATAGAGTTAGTTCAACTTACACGGCTGATGGAACTCAGAGCTCATTCCTTCAAGTTTTCGGAGACATTGACGCAACAAACTCTGCCTATATATTTGGGGCTCAGATTGAAGAGCAAGACAACTCAACAAGCTATATCAAAACAGACGGAGCTTCTGCTACAAGATTGGCAGACGATATCTCTGTAGACTTAACTAGCTTATCAATATCTAGCATAACAGAAACTATTGACGGAGTAGAGCAAACACCTATAACTATCATACCCTCAACGTATACAATACCACAAGGTAACATCAATAAAGTAGTAATGATATGATATACTTAAGATACGAATTTAACGACAAGGAACAAGCAGAAGAAAAGATAGCTAAACTAGAAGATGTTAACGCAGCTTTTATCAAGCTAGGGAGGTTTGTTTTAGAGGAGGATGTACTATCTGAAGGGTATGCATTGGATGTACTATGGAGAGACCTAGACGCTTCTCCTTATGGTTGGAAAACTTACGAAGTTACTCCAGAAAACCCAAAGCATAGATTATTTTAGTATATAATAAGCCCCTAAAAATGTATAAACTAATAGCCAACTATGGCACTTGTTCTCTATGGATAATGAGTGTTAAAGATACAGCCTTTGCCTTCTTTACAGGAGGACACATGGAGCTGATTCAAGTTGTGCTTTCAATTTTAGGAGGTATATATACCACAGTTCTTATAGTTAATAAGATACTAGATGGAATAGTTGACAGAGAGCAAACAAGACTAGAAAATGAGAGACTTACTCTAGAGATTTGGGAGCTTGAGGATTACGAAGAAATAGAAGATAGATACAAAGAACTATAACACAGATATGAAGAATTTTAAGACAGCAGAATTTGACAGCCCTGATGAGAAGGGGAGTGGATGTTTAATGGATAGAGAATTCTTGCAGATGCTAGACAAAGCTCGAGACATCGCAGGAGTTCCATTCAAGATAACGTCAGGATACAGAAGCTATTCTCATAATCGTAAAGTTGGAGGAGTTCCTAAAAGCTCACATAGACTTGGAATGGCTTGTGATATCGCTTGCGGTAATTCAAGGCATAGATTTAAAATAGTTAATGCTTTGATGTTAGCAGGATTTAATAGAATAGGAATAGCTAAGAATTTTATTCACGTTGATAATGATATGAATAAGTCTAGCCAAGTAATATGGACATACTAATGGATACAGGAAGTTATAAAGATAAGAACGGAACTACAAGAGTAGGAGACGCTTTGAGGTGGTTAGTAAAACAAG